TGCAACAATTAGCAGGCATTAAATAAACAATTATTTTAGGAGGTATTAAATTATGTCTAGTATTATAGAAAGATTGACAGAAGGTGTAGTCAATCGCGATATGCGGGCCGAAGGGAACGCATTGTTAAATAAATGGGAGAAGACTGGTCTTCTTGAAGGGCTTGGCAATGACCGTAAGCGTCAGAGCATGGCTCGTCTACTTGAAAATCAGGCCAAGGAACTTCTCCGTGAGGCTAGCTCCATGAGCGCTGGCGATGTTGAAGGTTTTGCAGCCGTCGCATTCCCAATTGTTCGGCGCGTGTTCGCAGGCTTGATCGCAAACGATCTTGTTTCCGTTCAGCCTATGAGTCTTCCTTCAGGACTCATTTTCTTCCTTGATTTCGTGTTTTCGTCAGATATTGGCAAAGACAGCCAGACGGATCGACTTGGTAACTATGCCGATAAGTCCATTTATGGTACTGATCGGGTTGGTGCCCAGATTACTGGTGGTGTTAGCTTGGTTGGCGACCGTAAAGAAGATCTTTCTGGTCCGCGTACAGTTGGTGCCCGTGGTTATGCATATGCATCTCCCACTGGCTCTAGTGCTGTTTTGGCGCCTTATACTCAGGCGACATTTTTCAGCCTTACAGGCGCTTCGCCGGCCCAGAAGAAGTCGATTTTATGGGATCCAGATCTTATCGCCCTTAGTGCATCGTCTACTGCGCGCTGGGTTATCCGGGTTGATATTCCACAGGCTCAGTTTACGACAACTGGCTCGACTGGAGCCACCAACCAATTGGATTTCGACAATCTTGGTTCGTTATCTGCGTCTGTTGATAGTTTGACCACGGTTATAAGTACTACCGTAACGGCCGCCAATACAAAACAGCTTAGAAGGTTGACACATTACACTGGTTCTAGTAGCAATAACATACAGCTATATTGGCTAAGTTCTGTTGAACAAAGTGCTGCGACCTGGGTGACTACCGCTGGACTCGCTTTGTCGTGTTCTTATCCGGTTAGGGATAACTTGGTAACAAGTAACGCTCTTGGTTCTGTTGTTGGTACAACTCTTTGGGGTCTCGAAAAGAACGAGCTTATCCCTGAGATCGACATCAAGGTAGACAGCATTGCTGTTACCGCTGTCACCAAGAAGTTGAAGGCCAAGTGGACTCCAGAGTTGGGTCAGGATCTTAACGCCTATCACAACTTGGATGCTGAAGTCGAGCTTACCAGCATTCTCTCTGAGCAAGTTGCTCTTGAGATTGACCGCGAGATCCTTGGTGATCTTGTGAATGGTGCGCAGGCTGCGACCTATTACTGGTCCCGTTCTCCCGGTCTCTTCGTGAACCGCGAGACTGGTACAGAAATTGGTGCTAGTTCTGCTGCTCCAGACTTCACTGGTACTGTTTCTGAGTGGTATGAGACGTTAGTTGAAACAGTCAACGATGTCTCTGCACAGATCCATCGTAAGACTCTACGTGGTGGAGCTAACTTCCTCGTCTGCGGACCTGAAGTTGCCAACATCCTTGAGTTTACCGCTGGCTTCCGTGCTAGTGTCACTCACGATGACGAAACCGGCTCTGTCGGTGCCGTCAAGGTCGGCGCTCTTTCCAAGAAATTCGATGTTATCGTGGATCCTTATTTCCTACGTAACGTTATCTTGGTTGGCCGTCGAGGTTCCAGCTTCTTAGAAAGTGGGTATGTATACGCACCTTATGTGCCGCTACAGACAACTCCCACTATCTTTGGTCCCGAAGACTTCGTGCCCCGCAAGGGCGTGATGACTCGTTACGCCAAGAAGATGGTTCGTCCCGATATGTACGGCTTAGTTGTTGTGCGCGGGCTCGTCGGTGAAGCGGGTGCTACTAGCTAATTTAGCTAACTAGCAAATAAACGTAAAGCCTCCGTCATTTGATGGGGGCTTTCGTTTGTCTGGGACTATTTATTATCGAATCGGAAGATTCATTCCAAGTTATTGCGTGAGTAGATATGCTCACGGCCGCAATTCTGCGGTGACACGATTATAAAAGGAGGGTTTTTAACATGGGAAGTAAAAGATTAGGTCTCGCGAGAATGGAGGCATTATTAGAAAATTTGAAGAGAGAGATTAATTTAAATTCGTCAATTGCTAGCAACGCAGGCGCCGCTGGCGCTCAAGGACCAACGAAGCTTATTGTAGGCAAAAATGGCGCCGGTGGGGCCACGGCTGATCCATTTGCGGAGTCTTCAACACAGCTTTTTGATTTTGGTACATTGTTGTTTTATGGAGATAGGGTATTTCGATACGCAGGAATTGGCGGGAGCGGTGTTACTGCTGGCAAGTGTTTGCAATCTGCCGCGGTCTATGCCGCTAATCACCGCGACATGGCTGTGCAAGCGGCCGCTGCCGCGGGTGCCACCTCGGTTGCTGTGACATTTGGCGGTGACACTGATGCTGCTGAGAATCTGTATGCAGAAGGCTATCTTCACGTTAATGATGATGCCGGCCAGGGCCAGCTTATGAGAATCAAATCACATGCTGCCGTTGATGCGGGCGTATCCACCACCTGCACGCTTAATCTGTATGATAAGGTACTAACTGCATTAACTACATCCAGCAAGGCTGACCTAATAACATCACCATACAATGACCTTATTGTGGCTCCGGCCGCCGAAACCGGTCCTATTGTTGGTGTTACCGTTATAGATATGACAGCGGATTATTACGGCTGGGTTCAGGTGAGCGGGCCCTGTTCTGTTCTTACTGTTGGAACTATAGTTCTGGGCAATCACGCTGTTCGCTCCGGTGGCACCGCTGGCGGTGTCGCTCCCGCAACGGATGATCTTCTCCAGAATCTCGGGGCAGTCATGGTTGTTAATGGTAACACTGATAATAGTGTTATTTGGCTAAACCTTGAGTAAACTCAGAGTCATTAAGTTATAAAATAAACCTTTAAAGTTTGGCCCCCTTCCAACCGGTTGGGGGTTTTTGTTTCGAGAACAAAGCCTAAAAACACCGATCTACCGAAAAATATCGCCGGCCATTTTTTGAGATTTTCGTTTTTAGAAAATCAAAACTATTTATTATAACCATTGGAGGCAAAATGGGCAAAAAAAGAAGGGTTCTTCGTAGTCCCAAATTTAAATTTTTAAAAAAGGTTAGATTTGGCAATGACGAAGAAGAAGAACGGGAAAATACCGAAATAGAAGAATTAGTTGTTGAAACACCTGTTGTAGAAGAAAAAGAGCCTGCAACTAAAAAGAAAGTGGTTAAAAAGACAACTAAACGCGCTAAAACTACTAAAAACAAAGCAAAGACAAAGAAAACAAAGAAACAATAAATTATTTATTAATTTAAGCTTATATAAACCCCTGCTCTCGCGGGGGTTTTTGTTTTATCAAAACTATTTATCATTGAGAACAAGGAAATAGCTTAAATGTCACAATTGTCCCCCACCTCGCAGACTAGTACAATTATATTAACATCAACTGGCGCCGCTGGTGATGTCGCATCAGCCGTCCCATACGGAGTATACACAGGCTCAACAGATTTTTTAAGTGGTGCAGCACTCCAAGTAAATTATGTATTTAAAAAGCTTGGTGGCGATGTTGTAGATATTGAATTGACGCCTTCAAACGTTTATGCTGCTTATGAAGAGGCCGTTTTAGAGTATTCTTATATTGTCAATTTGCATCAGAGCGAAAACGTTATTTCTAGTGTTTTGGGAATGACAACAGGCACCTTTGATCACAAAGGCGAACGCAAAACAGGGCCGCATTCCGCAAGTCTTAATTATCCGCGTTTTCAAGTTGCGCAAGCAAGAAAAATTGGAGATGCAATGGCCACCAATGGAGGCGCCGGCGGCACGACTCCCATATACTCAGCTTCCTTCTCGCCAAGCAACGATTTATCAGATTATGATTTACAGGCGATTGTTGAAAGTGCTTCTAGTGATGGCACTGATGATGCTGGAACCACAGTTCCATTTTCAGGCAAAATTGGTAATAAACGCATATTCATTACGAGAGTTTATTATAGATCTCCACGAGCTATGTGGCGTTTCTATGGATATTATGGTGGTGTTGGTGTAGTTGGAAATTATTCTACATATGGACAGTTTTCAGATGATTCGACATTCGAGATTATCCCAACATGGCAGAATAAATTGCAAGCGATAATGTATGAAGATTCAATTTTTACAAGAACTTCTCATTATTCATATGAGATTAAAAATAATAGATTAAGGCTCTATCCAACGCCTAGTCAATATGGTTTCGGAGATTCTCTAAATGATCGTATATGGTTTAATTTTTATATTGAGTCGGATCCTTGGGAATTAAATTCTAGCTTTAATGATGGAATGGATGGCATTAATAACTTTAATACACTGCCATTTGAAAATATTCCTTATGCAAATATAAATTCAATTGGTAAACAATGGATTAGGAAATATGCTATAGCTTTGTGTAAGGAAATGTTAGGACAAATTCGTGGTAAATTCACAACAATGCCGATTCCTGGCGAAAGCGTGACTTTAAATCATTCTGAATTGCTTTCGCAGGCAAAGGAAGAACAAGGACAACTTAAAGATAAGCTACGGGAAATTCTTGATAGAATG